TTAATTACTCCATATTTTATGAATGAACCAGATCACCCTTATACCGTAAAGGGCAAAAAGAACCCACATAAAAACCACGAGACGCTTAGGCCATTTATACGATAATTTTCCCCTGAATAGATAATCTCTGCATACGCGATTAACAAAAACAGCTATCCCATGCATTCCTCCATCCCGCTCTGTTTTAACATAAGGGTTGAGCTGGCGTATAATCGTACGGATCATCGCTACCAGGCGTGCCCGTTTCAGGAGGTAGCGGTCCACTGTTTTTGATTGGTAAAAATCGTCTCCCTTTAGTCGTCTTGACTCCGCTAACCACTCCTCGATTAACTCCCTTACATAGTCTGCTCCTGCATCTTTAACACAAGAGATATTAGTAACCACAACGCATCCTGATTCCTGCTCATCGGCGGGAAATTCAGAAAGAAATTGATTCTTGCTGATATACAGAAGATCAGGGTACTGGCCCTTGCTAGGCGCAGCACCCTCAAGAAAATCATCCATATGAGCATCGTAGATTAACACCGGGCCTCCTTGCGATACCCATTGCATCTGAGCAGCTATGACCTTTTCCTTTTTTATTATCTCTTGCATATATTCTTGCTGCTTCTGGCGCTGGGCCATGGCCGGCTGAATCTCATAGCCAAGAAAATCTACAACCTTGTTAAGCACAGAGAAGTCTATCTGGCGGTCACTATTTATAGCCATTACTGCCAAATCATAGGGCCAACTTGTACCGTGCGAGTGGATCCATGCGCTATAAACAGAAATAAAACGCGCCATATTACTATCACCTTGCGAGGTGTGGTCAAGGCGTCGATTGAGATAATTCATAAAACAATCATTAACATTTTCTACGGCTATATCACCAGCCGGCTCACCCTTAAACGTGGTGGCCTCGCTATAGATATTATAGATCCCTTCTAAAAGATTTTCCGCTTCCGTAAGGGTAATTTCTTGATTATCTGATATTTTTTTCTTTATCTTTGTCCATAGCTTAAGCCACGAGTCAACAAGTTTTTTGTTAATCTTTGTAAGGGGTAGCATAACACCTGAGAGACTGAATGGCAACTCCCCAACAGCATTTCGTATTTCGACCTTCATCTTATAGCGCCTCGCTTCCATGATATTAATTTTGTTTTTAAACTGACAATACACTTTTCACAAGCTATCAACTATTACATCCCATGGCACTTCTTATCTTTCTTTTCGCTTCTTCAGCCGCGCACTCTCCTTGCACTTTCAGCATCCTGTTTATGCAATCGGGCATTTTATACCGTACTTCATTCAACTGATCATCCACGCGGGATATGGAATATTCATTATCTTCATGAGGACGGCCACCACAGCCCCAGGCCCAGTGACCTGCTTCCGGATCGTCAGAAACCGCTGAACCATCGAAATTAACCTTTTCCCAGTCGATATCTTTCCAGGTCTTTTCATCTCTATCAAAAGCGCCCATATTACCTCCTGACTCTACGTAGAATACCAGAACTTAACATTTATTCCATGACCTCATTTGTCTGAGCTACTTTCATGTTTTTACGAGCCACTTCCTTATGCGCCCTGTGTGCCTCATCATCTATATTCATATGAGCCCTTACAGCCTCTGCATCATCAATATCCACTTTTTCTCCGCAGACGGGGCATTCCTGCTTATTCATCCATTGTCCTTTCTTCAAGGTATTTAAATAATTCTGTTTGTTGAAGCGGGTGATTACTCTCCTGAAGAGATTTCCACCCGGATTTTATCTGGCCTGGCGCATTCCGTCTACCCCAATCCAGAGCCTTATAATACTCAAAACTGAGTTTTTTCTTTGTAAGTTCCTTAACATCATAAGCTAAATGTGCACCCAGTTCTTTATATACATATTTTTTAAAAAGATTTTCCAGAGAATTCTGTAGCAATCCTTTTATTTCAACTGCTCGAACATCATAGCCCTCTTTCCGGAGAACATCTCTCAGCCTACTATTAATAAAACCGGTGCATATCTCCACTCTATGAGTCTGCGGAGTTGCCTGAAACTCCTTCTGTAAAAGCCCGTACCCTATATCAGAATATACCTGTAAATACTTCTTTGTTTCGAAAATACCAGGTTTAAAGAAAGACACAGGGATTTCACCAGTAATTACTCTCTTTCCCATTTGTAAGCCTATTAAAATACCACAAAGGGGAAAACCCCAGCCTGCATCGTCTATCTGAATGAGCTTCAGAGAAGGATCAGGAGTAATCAGTTTTCCCTCATGAAAGGCCTTGACTACTTCCATATCTGTACAGACAATCATATTTGTAGTATATATCTTTATATTCCACTTCGGGGAAACCAGACCATCAGTACCTTTATAGGATAATTTCAAATACTTGTTATTCTCAGTACGCGGTTCAATAAGACCCTGCTGGGCCATATTAGCGAGGATTTTTTCAAACGATGGGGAGGATTTTTTCATCTCAACTCCAACTTACTTAATAGAAATTCATTTACAGAGTCTTTTACTCTAATTCGTCTCTTTTCTTGATTATCCAGATAAACATCATAATTATCATACTTGTAAATTAAAGCATCTTTGCGTCTCTGTACAATAAATTTTTTTCCACCTTTCTTTTTTCTTTTAAGGCTGTTATAATACTTACATAATTTGAACGAACCCTGAAAAGGCAATTTTTTTATTCTCTTATCCTTTGCTAACTTTATCCAGTCAATAGTGACTTTTGACTTTCGATATTTCTCCGACAATTCTAAAAGTAACTTTTTCTGTTTCTCTGTCCAGATACTCCGAGGTTTCCATCCATACTTTTTCTTGATTTTCTCTGGCACTGTTCCAGCATATAATTTCTGCTTCACAGAAGTACTCTGAGAGGAAGTTGACGGATGAGTTTTTACATATTCCTGATTTCGTTTTAACCTCTTCCTTCTATTTCTCGGATTCTTTGAAGATTTAAGATGAGCATTCCTTTGAGAAATATTTCTCAAATTAAGAAATATAGGAAGTCCCCTTAGCATCCCATCAGCTTCAGCTTCCTTCCAGCTTACTGTACCGTCAGTGCACCTATATGTCTTCGCTACTCTTAAAATTATCTCATCAAATCTCTTAGGCCACTGTACATGGTAAATTCTTCTTTTATATCTAACCTTCATAATAATTACAATGAAGAGCCCGTTCAAGCCGTGTAACCTCAAGACCCGGATTAAATACACAGATACCATTCTGCCGGAGGAATTTCAACACAAGATTATGAGTTTCATCATCCTCACTAAATCCCTCTTTTTTCACAACAATAGTACCAAAACCGGGCTCATGGCGCTCAGCTCTGCGCAACTTATCCATTAAATGATGCCTACCTTCTAAAGCAAGTCTGGACCAGAGTTCATTAATATCAACCTGACTGATCATATGAACTCCTAACTTAATTCTTTGAAAGTAAACCTGCGAGTTCTCTTCTAACCTTTCCTTTATCTGATTTCGTGTTTTCGGTATTTACTCTGAGAAAACTTTTATTCATGATATAAGGCCATACACCGGCTCTTTTCAGCGCATGTATAATAGAACCAAGGTAGGTCTTATTCAGAGAAAGCCTTATATCCTTCTGAACAGATTTAAAATGAGCAACTCTGTTCACAAATTCATAGTTCGGATGTTCGAGTATATAATTCCCTTTTGAATGCGTCAAAACAAGGGTAATATATTTCTTACTCTTTATACCAAACTGTCTTGCTAAAATAATTTTGTCACGAGTCTCTGACATTATAGCATGCCAGCCTTTCTCTTTCCTCATGACTTCGACAACTTTTTGCTGCTTCATATTACTCCTTCTTTATTTATTTTTGATAAGAACGTATCTCAAAAATTTTAGTTGATATTATTTTTGATAAGAACGTACCTCAAGAACCTTGGTCGGATGAATCAGCTCTACCATTTCCAGGTTCGCTACTCTTTCCCTCTGGAGAGCTTCAAAAATTTCAGTTACGAGATCTTTGGCTTTTGCATCATACCCGTCTGACTCCCTCTCATAGAGAACAGTGTAGATTGCTGTCTTCCTTTTAGGAGCGGGCACAGGACTTACCGGATGCTGGCTGTGGTTACCACCGCTATTTACTGATGGAGCGGTAAGATTGAGACCCATCATCGTACAAAATTTCCTCCGGAACTGATAAAAATTCGCATCACACATTTTTACTTTGCCGGTCTTCTTCAATTGAGAATGAACTGCATTTGGGTTATCCACCAGAATTTTACCTATTTCAATATATTCTTTCATTCTCTTCGTAGTAGGAACAATTTTCTGAATTGTTTCTACTATAGTTGAGTATTTATCTACAGCCACAACTTTCCTGACATATTTCCTCTTCATGCCGGTTTTTTTGACTGCTGCCTTTTTGGCAGATTTCTTCTTCCCATAACTCTTTTTCCCAGTTAACTTGTTTACACGGGCACGGAAAGACCAGTAAGAAATTTTCTTAACAATCTCTGGATGCTCCTTTCTTAATTCAGAGATTGTTATTTTTGGATTCTTCTTGATAATAGGATCAAGAAGTTCATAAATTTTAGCATAGGTTACCATACCATGCTCCTTTCATTAAATAAATGAGATAAATTATTCCATTTCTATTATACGTACTTTTTATATAAATTGTTCAAAAAACTGGAGTTAGACGAAAAAAGTTGAAAATCAGAGTTTTTTGCGGGAGACCTCTATGGGCCTTAAAAAGCAGAAAACTGTTAAGAGAATATTAATTTTTAAAAAATTCAATAATTTCACACAAAACTGGGTATAATATAAATGGAAAGAGAAATTTAACTCAAATAAGGAGAAAGAGAATGAAATCCTTCACCATTATTATCACACTGTTAGTAGCCCTCTGCATGGGCGATACTATGAGCCATAACCTTTTTGGCCTTAACCTCAAAGAAGAGATAACTGTCACAGATTTACTGACCGCTTGGGGAATTTCAGGCACTAAAGTAGAACAACTCGGTAAAACAAATATGATTTATCGTAAAGATAACCTGATTTGTTATCTCCTAATTGATGTTTTGTACAGTATTGAGATAAAAGAGGGGAAATTTGACCATTTAGAAATAGGCATGTCAAAGAGAAAAATCTTCAAAAAACTCGGGAAAACTGACATAGATACACTCCCCACCAGAGAAATTTTAGAGTATAACTATGGCAATGGAATTAATTATATTATGACTTTGGAATTAAAAAATAACAGATTAACGAAAATAATTATAAGTAGAAAGATATAAAAGGAAATGGAAAATGAATTAATTGTTGAGACTGATATAGGGCATGACCCCGATGACTTCTTTGCTTTATGCTATCTATTCTCAGCAGGGGTCGATATTAGAGCTATTCTGCTTACTCCCGGGGATGAATCACAAGTAGCCATAGTTAAATTCCTTATTAATGAATTAAGCCCGAACACTCTTATAGGGGTTCCTCTCATAGGAAGACATAGAGAAGAACCTACAAGTGTGCATCGACAGCTTTTAGAAAAGTATAAATACCCTTTACACTCCTCTGAATGCCTTTTGTCAGAAGGATTGTTAAATGACCGTCTTCATCCTGTTACTGAGTTATTTATCTGCGGTGCAGTTAAAAATATAGGACGTTATCTTTCTACGCACCAGGTCCAGATTACTAAAGCTACCATGCAGGGCGGTTTTATAGGATACGATGAGCACGGTATTAAAGTACCCCAGCTTGATAAATTTAAAGGGAGAAATACCGTTGCAACCTTTAATCTTAATGGCGATGTTAAAGGATCAACGGCATTTCTAGAAGCAAATATCCAGGAAAGACGTTTTGTATCAAAAAATGTCTGTCATACTATTGTATATAACACTGATGTCCATAGAAGAGTAATGCAGACTCCTCCAAGAAACAGAGCGTCAGAGCTCTTAAGAGAGGGTATGGGGCTCTATCTCAAAAGACACCCTAAAGGTAAGAAATTTCATGATCCATCTGCTGCAGTATGCCATCTCCATCCTGAAATAGCAACATGGGTAAATGCCAAATTATACCGAGAAAAAGGTCAATGGGGTGCACATGTAAATGGAACAACAAATGATAAAATTATTGTTGATATAGATTACGATAAATTATGGGAACACATAGCTGAGAGTATATAATATGAATTTAGACAGAGGTGTTGATTTAGAGGAATTTTCCGAATATTTACAAGATATATCGGATAAGATTGGTTTCAAAGTGTCCTCCCGTGGTTGGTGCTATCTATTAGAAACAAGACGACTAATAAACAAGGATGAATTCGAGAGAGTAAACGAACTGATAAACAAATGTAGAAGAAAAGGCCTCCTACCCATCGATTTTGTTGCCGAGGAGAGCGCCAGAGAATTTCAAAATGTTGAAAAACCTGATGAAAAGGATGTTATAGAGAAATTCGGTCAATATCTAAAATTCACTCGGAATACCGCAGAAGTATATACTCCCGATTGGTGGGAGGGTGAAGAATATTATATCCAAATGGTTGTAGAGAAAATTGATCTTGTGACTCTTTTTCAACCAGTATGCGAAGAGTATCATTTATGTATCGCAAATTCACGGGGATGGGGCTCTATGCTTCAGCGGGCCGAGTATGCCCGTCGATTTGCAGAAGCTGAAGATAGAGGACTCAAATGCGTGTTACTATATTGTGGAGATCACGATCCTGACGGTTTACGTATTTCGGAATTTATAAGAAAAAATCTTTATGATTTAAAAGATGTTGTCTGGAATGATAATTTAGCTGGTTACGATCCTTCTGATCTGATAATTGAAAGATTCGGCCTGAATTATGATTTCATTGAAGATAACGATCTCACCTGGATCAATAATTTAATAACTGGATCAAAGAAAAACCTCGCATCTCCTACCCATAAAAATTTCAAAATGTCCTATGTTCAGGAATATCTGCATACTATAGGTGAAAGAAAATGCGAAGCCAATGCCATAATCACTATACCAGACGTTGCCCGGGACTTAGTCCGTGAAGCTATTGAAAAATATCTAGGGCCTGATGCCAAGGACAGATTTAGAAAAAAGAGACAGGCTATCCGAGACGAATTTGAAGAATTCCTGGAAGATTCAGGATTAGGTGAATCAATAGACAGTGCTATAGAGACAATAGAAAACATCACGTAGATTAACTTCGACTCATCATAGTCCTAGCGGCCACTAAACGTTTTTGAAGCTCCAGATCAGATTTTGAATAGCCACCATCGGGATATTTTTTCTCAAGACGGTTTAGCTCTTTTTCAATCATAGCAATAGTTATTGTTTCGTCTTTTTTAAGACCGAAATGTTTTCTAAGAGCTCCTTCTTCAAATTTCTTTGATTTTGTCATTTGCTGCATCCACTTTTTTTTCTTACCGGTAATAATGTCAGCCGTCAGAATTATTTTATCAGAAATTGGGACCTTCATAAAGCTCCTCCTTTTCTATCTTTTAACCTCAAAATATCGATAGATAATTAAAAAAACCCCACTGAATAGCAGGGCTCCTAAAAAATGGAACTGGATATCCCTTTTACTTTTAGTCGGCTTTCATTTTCATACCTTCAAGATACATTAAATTATTAATAAGAATTGTACTGCATCCATGAAGATCTGCCAATTTATTTGTTAATTCCTGCAAAGCTATATGATCACCAAAAGAAGGAGTACCTTTTACAGGCTCTCCTATCTCTAAGGCATTAAAAAAAGCCATGACAGTTTTCCCAAAAGGAACCAGACCTCTGTACTTAACGGCCATCTTGGGATGATCATGTAAAAAGGCCTTCAAAGGAAAAAGAATAGACCAACCGGGCTCAATTAATGAAAACTCTTCCAATTCTTCAATAGTAGGGTTTTCTTTGATAGCAATCTGAAATGCTCTGTTATTATGATTCAATAATTGAAAGCGTTTCTTGTAAATTTTGGAATCCTGCGGAGCAAAACCAAGAGAACATTCGGTAAAAGGAATCCTACGTTTGAAAGCCTGGAGAGCCTTTTCAGCGACACCCTCCATGTTACAACGAGGTCGTGCGAGATAATGCAGAAGATTGTCTTCCTTGTCCCCACCGAAACTGAGAACAAGCTTACACATCTTTAAAAATGTCAGGTACATAGTACCTCCTTAGTTTATTAAAGTTTTTACCGGTTTCCCGGCCTAAATAGTTTAAAAACAAATGTATCCGTATTAAATAGCTCCCTGTTTATAGACAAACAGAGAAATATCTGCATCTCATATACAGATATTCTTTAACCGGATACGTAAAAAGGATATCCAGTATCCTTTCATAATATAATAATTGGTTAATCCTCAAATACAATTTAAAATGTACTAATCTCAGAACAGGTAAGAAAATCGCTGCTGTTATAATGAATATGCATAAATGATTAGAGCAACGGCAAGAAATATTACAATAATAGAGCCAGTAATAGCAATATTCTGAGGGCAAATATTGAAGATACCTCTTTCTCTCATATTAAAAAATAGAACAAAAGTGGCAACAAGAATAATTAAACATGAAATTATTGTTATCATATAATAAATATAACTCAAAAAAGAAAAAAGCCGTCAGATTTCTCCAACGGCTATTTATATCCTCAAATATGTAGGCTTCGCTTACCGAGAAAGAACCACCCGTGTCAGACCCAGAGGGTTGTGACAGCCGATACCAAGGTTTTCAAAGCAACTGAAACCGATGGTACGGTTTTTAGGATCATCGGCAGAAAGAACTGTCAACTCGGTACGAACCGGGATCCGGCCGAAGAATTCAGGTTCTGCACAAACATAGATGTATCCCGTTGGGACCCTACGTGATACTATGATCTGGGCACCCCATACGGAGGCCATCAGACCGGTTTTCAGTAAGGTTGCCTGGCTCTCAATATCCAGAACGTCCCTGCCCCACTTACGGATGTCGCTGTAATCCAGTGCGTTTGCGAACACACGGGCTACGCGAAGGTCATGCCGCTCGACGAGAGCAAAAGCGTCTGCCAGATCAGCCGGTGTTAACGGAGCTGTTGCTGGAATGTCGGCATTTGTCGCACCGATGTTATCAAAACCTGATGTGGCCACTGCATCCAGGATTTCAAAGACACGAGTGTCTTCTTCAGCCTGGATCTCAGCTTTCGCAAGGTCCTGAGCACGTTCGATGAGATCAAACCTACGTTCCTTGACCTGGGTCAACGGAATTTCTGGATTTGAAGAAATCTCGAACAAGGGGAATATGACACGGCGAGGTTTGGTGATAGCCAGAATATTCTGACCCTCTTCACCGACCACGTATGCAGTGACATATGGATCCTTGTCGTAAATCGGCAGTGCACCGTCAGGGAGCTGTTCTACCAAGAAGGTCTTACGACCTACCGAGGTATAGTCTCTCCTAAGACGCAGAGGCTGTGTCATAGATGCTGCTAATTTCACACGCCCACCAGCTGTCTTTATGTATTCCTGGATAATTTCCTGTTTTACCTGATTGCTAATTTCAGCCATTAGAGACTCACCTCCCTTATAATTTCATTTGAAAGGTCATGTAAGGATCTGTTGCGGTCGGAACTTTTAACACAATGGCAATGAGCGTGGAATATAAATCTCTTCCAGCTTGTGTTAAATCCATACCACTTGAATTGGTTAACAGACCGTTTTGTGAAGCATACAACAGGTCACCATAAAGATAAGTGACAGTAGCTGTACCGTCTGTTTGCTTGGTTTCATAGACATCAGTACTAGCAACAGTACCGGATCCATGGGCATAAACAACTTTTCCTGAGCCGACTGCGGAACTTGATTCATAGGGGTTACCTACAGCGTCGTTCACAGCAATACCGACAACTTTGTCGAATGTGGAACTATCGCCAGCGGCAGCACCAATGGTCTGACTTCCAGCTACGGCCACAACACTCCCTGCCAGAATACCCTTATTGGTAGTCGTGGTCAGACGTGTGTTGTTTACCTTCTGAGCGTTCCCCACGCGGTTGTCCTGAGTCAAACCGGCAGCAACTATAGCACCCAAAGTGTTATAAGTCTGACGATAAAGGACGTTGCAGTGTGCATTAGGAACGGGAAGATTAGCACCCATTTAGCTCACCTCCTTAAAGATGAATAGATATTTTTATTTATACTTTTCCCGAAGGAAATTATTTACACTTTTCCCGTAGGAAAGGCTTCGGAAACATCAGGGGGAGCACTCCACAGACTGTCAAGAGTGACATCTGTTGAAGCCTTCTTTACAATACCACTGAGTTTCTTTGCACCTGTTTTTTCTGTTTCCTCATTTGCAAAAATTGAATCAAGAAGATCGGTAGGAGGATTGAGGTCAATTTCCAGAGCTGGTTTCTCTTCTGCTTCTTTTTTCTCAGGTTTCTCGGTTGCAGCCTTTTCCTCTTTCTCTTCCTTCTCTTCTTTTTCTTCCTTCTCTTCCTTCTCAGGTTCTTCTTCCTGAGCCGCTTTTTCCTCTTTCTCTTCCTTCTCTTCTTTTTCTTCTTTCTCTTCCTTCTCAGGTTCTTCTTCCTGAGCCGCTTTTTCCTCTTTCTCTTCCTTCTCAGGCTTTTCTTTCTCTTCCTTCTCAGGTTCTTCTTCCTGAGCCGATTTTTCCTCTTTCTCTTCCTTTTCTTCCTTCTCTTCCTTCTTAGGCTCTTCCTCTTCGCCATTAGCGAGAACTTCAGCAAAGGAAGCCTGACGCTGTAATGTTGCCATTACGCGATTTTCAGGAATGTACATGAGGTCGGTTGCCTGATCCTCGATGAGTTCATCGGAGGCTCCCGGAAGCATTCTCTGAGCAATGGTGATACATTTCAGAGCTTTATCTTCCAACTGGCGTGCAGCTTTCACAGCCTGACGTGCGGCAGGAGCAGGGTGACCGGTTTCGGTACGACCCTCAGATAACCAGGGCTTTTTCATGTCTGGATCTTCTGCAAATTGAGAAGGACCACCTATGTCATACTTAGAAACAGGTGGATTGGGGTGACTCTGATTCATTGTGTAAGGATCGGCTCTCTTCTCAATTTCAGCCGATTTTTCCTTATCCCAGCTCAATCTTTCTCTCGCCATGGTTACCTCCTATTTAATTTTTTCACTATATTTTTCATATTCTTTTTTGTTGTCCAATATATGGATATTAAGAGATTATTACAAAAACCTGAAAATATTGTACTTACTCCTGATAAAAATCCATTGCTTTCAGCCAGGTCAAAGCTTTCTTTATTTCTCCTTCCGACAATTTCCGGCTGGAAAGTTTCTGCAAAGCATAAACTGCTTCTTTCAAAGTTAAATCCTTTGATCCGTTCAACTCAGCTATAGCTTTCTTTGTTCCCAGTGATAAAGGATTCTTAAAGCACCTGTCCAGATAAGACATAACTGCAAGGAAATCTCGGCGATTAAAGCCATAATTGGCAAGAGTTGTCAAATCATTACTCGTCAGAATCATGAAAGTGCCTAATCTCAGCTTATCGAAACTCTTCTTATCCATGTCCTTGGCTGTTTTCCTGAGATATTTATCCCATCCTCTCTTAAACAGCCACATTTTTCTGAAAGCGCTTGATGCTGTTGGCTGAATCAAACTCTCATCCAGAGTCTCCAATTCATTTGTTCTACCTTCAGTCTCTTCAGTAAACTCTTTGATCAAATCATTACTTAATTCATCAAGGAGCTTTTTCTTTATATCTTTTTTCCATGTTTTTACCGGGGATTCTTCAGGAACTGGTGCTGCCGGTGCGGGAGCTGGAGTAGGAGTTTCCTCCGGTGCCTCATCACCTGGAACTGCATTATCTTCTACAGCAGGTTCTTCTGCACCAGCAGGTTCATCCTCTTTAGGTTCTTCTTTAGGCGGTTCATCTTTTTCTGCGGGCTTATCTTCATCCTGAGCTTTTTTATAAGCAGCCTTTAAAAAATCACCGTCCTGGACAACATATGAATCTTTTTTATTTGCTTCTTCCAATTTTGCCAAAATATTTTCAGGTGGATTAACAATATTACGAATTACCGCTCCCGTAAAAGCAGGGGCTTCTACCCATGAAGCATCGATAAAAATGACACTGTCCGGTTCTGAAGGATGACCACATAATTCACCGACTTTCCGCTGAACACCATTCTCATCATAAAACATGTTATTCTTTTCAAAACGGACATGCTGACATGCTTCAGTTTCATCTACTGCTCTTTTACCGCATTTACTACATATACTGTAAGCAATTTTACAACCCATACTGAGTGTACAAAGCTCTTTTGCCTCTATTCTTCTTATAAGGTCTTTATGCTTTCTCTCCGTTGCAACAAGGATGTCTACATAATAAGTAGTTAAATCCTTACCGGTTTTATCTTTACCGATAGGGACTTCTCTCAGAATGGCATCAACAATTTTACCTTTACTTAACTCAGGTATTTGAACATGTTCGAGATAATTATTTGAACCTATAAAAGAACGATAACAGCTGGCAAGCATGGCTTTACTCCATGCATCACCATTATTATTGATAAACTTTGAATAGGCAGGATGGATGTAATAATCACTCTTAGGATCTGAAGGATTTGCTAATTCAGTATCAACTGCAGCTATAATAGTACAATGAGATAACAGATATTTTTCAGGAGAATATTTTGCCAGGACTGTCCGGGCAACTTTAACCCGGCAACTGCCCTCGCCACAGACACATTTACTTTTATGCCCACAGCAGACATTCTTTGTCCATTCTTTTTCATCAACACACGGCTCAACAACTGTAGCCGAACTGTATCTCATCATTGCCATGTATTAATCCTTTAGTATTGATGCGTACTGTTGAATAACTCCAGCATACTGACGGAGAATTTCAGCATAAGTAGCCTTTTTCTTCTTCGAGTCTTTCTCTTTAACATCTTCTTTCTCTTTCTCAATTTCTTCTTTAGGCACAGGTTCTTCCTTGAACTTGGCCTCTATATTGTTGATATAATTCTTGATAGCTTCAAAAGAAACTGAATCAACCGGTTTAGAAAGGCTGAGATTTATATCCCGCACCATGGGCTTTGGGCTCACCAGATAGAGTCTGCCGTAATCTGTCTCAAACTTAAGCAGATACATTAATTCTCCTTTAATGCTACAGCATATTGACGGATCACACTTGCTATACTGGCTGTCTTTGGCTCTTCAGCAACTGGTTCCGGCTCAACTTTCTCTCTCAATACTTTATCAACCATACCGAAATGAGTCATAACAGACTCACTGGCTTTTTTCGCAGGACCTACAAGACCATCTTTTCTTAGCTGAATGTTGGATGGTGTCGAAGATTCACTCAGCCTGTAAACAACTTCATCACCAATTTTATATTTTAGTACATACATCTTTTAATTCTCCTCTCCGGCGTATACTCTTTGAATTGAAGATTTTATGATATAGTCAGAGCAAAAATCTCCATAATCTTTAAAAACCTTGTTATATGCCTGGACATCAGACATCCCCGCTTTCTTACAATCATCAATACTTTCTACCAATTTACCCACTACATTGGTAGCAAAGGTATGAGCAATACGTATCGCCATTTTATCTATTTCAGCGGCCATTTTAGGAACAAGGATACGTTTCAGATCCCGACTTGGTGTGACTCTCTTGGGAAGAGAGCCATGAGCTTGTTCACTCAGACTCTTCTCATAAGAATCATATCCGCGATCAATAAGAGCTGTGGGCATACCAGAAACAAGGGGATTAACCTTTACAAGTGTCTCAGGGCTTTCTGATGTATTGGCAAAGGGCCACTGAACCCACACCTTAGATGTAGCAGGTACAATGTGAGTTACAACACCATGATAAGGGGTTACATTCCAATCGGTAATGAATTTCTTAACACAGTCTCCTACCTTAAAAGCCTCAGGGCCCACCATTGAAGGGTATAATGCGGGCATGACACCTCCTATCAAGAAAAGGACAAGAAATAATTAATGAATATTATCCCTGTACTTTTTGATAAGGAGCAACACTGGCCTTTTTGATCGGTTCAGGACTTTTCTTTGCACGCATAACCTGCTCGAAATCGCTTTTGTTGAAATCATCGACATAGGGTTCATCAGGTTCTTTTTTGCGTACATCATAATTGAAACGATTGGCCATGTAGCGAGATTCATCGGGGTCATATTTCAATGTGGTTGCTTCCCGACGACCTTCAATAACGTCCGAAATCTTGTCAACTTCCAGAGCCATCTCAGGAGATACGGTCTCAAGCTCAGTAGCGACTTTATCCAGTCTCTCTGTGTACAACTCTGCATTTTTAAGAGCAGTCATCTAAATCCTCCTTATATTTTTTATAAGAAATTTATTTCTTTATTACGTCTTTTCCTTTTTCACGAACAATAAGCGGTACACCTGTCTGCCGTACTCTCTGCATTACACGCTGGTGCATCGGAATATCTTTACGTGTTAATCCCAACTGTTTTAAAACATGCGGTTTTACCGCTATCGGTTTTTCTTCCTTCTTCTTTTCTTTTTTAACTGGTTTCTCTTTCTTCTTTGCAGCCTTCATCGGAATAGCTATTGCTACCGGAGGAACCATAGCTCTCAATAAAACTTCAAAACGACCGGCGTTCACTTTACCATCAAAACGGCCTCTGTCATAAGAACGGATAGCCAGAGAAAGAGCATCCTCGCAAGCCACCTTACCGCTATACTTCGCAAGTATAGGATTTATAAGTGATTTCGCGTATCTAACAAGCTGGTCATAGTCCGCATCTCTGAAGTCATCAGGATTTTGATAAGGCCGCTGGTTATCAAATCTTTCAACCCGCTCATTTACAACACGGTTATCATAGTTGAAATATTTGTAAGCATTATGTCTGACTTCAGGGAATTGATTTTTATAACTCTGGACAACTTTCGGAACCAGTAAGATCATCATTTTCATAGTTAAATACCTTTAGATATTATCGTCGCAAAAAATCTTGTATTAATAGATTATTGCAAAATTAAGAATCATCCTCAAGAAAACGAGCCACTACATTACGTGCAAAGCGGCTGTTTTTGGGAGGTTTTAGCTCTTCTACTTTCTCTTTAAGGTCATCTACTTTATTCTTTAAAGAAAAGGCAATCTCTGATGATTCATTAATCATTTTTTTTATATCTTCACGCTCATCCTTATCTATGGAAGAAAGACCTCTTTTTATAGGGATGTTAGCAAACTTCCCAAGACATTCAACTAATTCTTCCATAACTGTAATAGATTTATTGACTTGAGCGCCTAAACCCTGTTTTTTTGCCATAATTTTTCCTCCACTGATTATAGAGGATTAAGAGATTATTAAAACATTATTATCATTTGAGGTAATATTAAGCATTGCAGTTGGATAATTGGCCCCTATACCAAAATTAGGAGAACTGCTATCAAAATGCAAAGTTGCCGTAGGCTCCTTATAGAGACCTACATTTCCTTTTGATTCGATATAGATATGATTGATTTCAGATGCAGAGAGAGTTTTATTATAGATTCTTACATCTTCTATATGGCCTTCTTTTTTCCTCTCTTTCTTCTGTTTCTTTTTGAGGTCTTTTATTTTTTGAGGTTTTTTTTGGTAATCCTCACCGTCTTCACGATATTTTTCCATATATACTTGCATATAATCCGTACGGTTACTTTTATTCCGAACGGGAGATTCACGACGTGGAGGCTTTATCTTCGGTTGAGCCCTGAATTTCGTCGTCACATCCCCTTCCGGTACATCTTTAGCAAATTTTCGGATATATTCATGAATAGAAAGAATCATATTTCACTCCATTTAAGCAGCTCTCGCAAAAATTTGATCTACTTTTTCAGGATGCTCTGTAAGATATTTAATTATCTTCGCCATTTTTTTACGGTGCTTTGGATCTTTTACCGAACTGAACCTGGAAGCACCCTCTTCCCCAGCTTCTTCCTTGGGAATCATCTTCAGTTTCAGATATTCAGCCATTTTCTGGGTTATATCCGTCTCTTCAACAAGCGGTGCCGCTACGTTCGTATATAAATTCCTCATCATTTCATTAAATAAACAGTCATTAACTGTAAATAAATCCCGCTCAACCTTATCCATGGTAGCATCCGGATCAATATTAAGAATATCCAGAATGAGATCAATTGAAATTGAACCCTTCTGATATAATTGAAAAGCAGCATCAAAGAATTGTTCATTATCCCTGATAGCTAAACGAGTGAAACTGAGCCGCGGATAAAGCAAAACTTCATTTCCATAATCGTCATATTCAATAAATCCTTTTTTCCGCGCTACTGGTTTGAATAGATAATTCTCAATGTAATCCTGAATTACTTCCCGGAATAGGAGATACATAGTATTCATGATTTCCAATGAAATCTTACTACCAGTATAAGTTCCTTCTCCAGTTAATACTTCCCGGGTCACACCGAGACCGGCAAGGAGTCTGTTAAGGGAACTTTCCATCTCCGCTTCAACATCCAGAAGCCGGCCACTGGAACCCATCTCTTCCCAATGTATCTCATAATTCGCCACAATCGAGAAGTCCGGATCTACCAGAGCCAAGTCAACCTGTTCTCTGAGATTATCGACATCATCCTGGTTCAGCTCGTCAGCCCACACAATACGCATAGGAGTCATATGACGGGAAGCAATAGAGGTCTGGGCCTGTCTCAGCTTATCCATCAGAATAAGAGTATTGATACACCGTTCAACAATAGATACACCGAGAGGTTCATATTGAGATTTCTTCCTGGCCAGATGATAAACATGCGAACCGGTATTCGGATTTGTATCCAACGGAATTACACCACTCTGTCGAACTTTTTCCCGCAATTCACGAGAAATGGAATAATCAAGTTTTCTTGTCGGATCTGTAGGATCAAGCGGAACATCAGAAGTCAGGAACTTCCGAGTTTCCGGATCAGGCATATATTCTATCGCTACTTCATCAGTAAGGGGAAGTTTCCGGACCCTTACCTGGTCAGGGGGAAGAATAAGAAGTTTCTTCCAGCCCTTAAAGAGAGGATTTTTATCCTTAATATCATACTTCTCTTTCAGGAGGAGACTCCGCTGCTTGGCTTCTTCTTTTTTAGTGGAAAGCTCATCAGTCTCTATACTCTCTTTCCAATCATCTTCTTCAGCGAAAATAAAAGCATTCCCGAATAAATAATATTCATGTGTGATTTCTATGAGAGTCTTAAAGAGTTTCATATCCTCACACATTTTTGTGAAAAATTTATACACATATTCATTCTGATGCTTATTCTTGCCTTTAGGAGGAACTAACCGAAGTTTTGACAACGGCAGAGTAGAATGGATATCGATAGCTTGTCCAATAATTTCATTCGTATTATAGAAAAACCGGTAAAATGCTCTACGTTCCCGTAAATTCTGAGGCTTCTCAAGAAAGTCTGTACTTAATTGGGGAGAATAAAATTGTGAAGTACCGCTATCAAGGACATCATTTGCAGACCGGAAACTAAAACCACCCATCGAAGTGGTAGTAGCATATCTTCGTGCTTTTTTTTCATTATCAGTAAGATGAGACACTTTAGGATTTACCTCAGTACTGACAACTTTTCTTTGCGGTCTAGTAGCTACTGTTTGATCCTGAGCAGTTACAACCCGTACACGTCTTTTAGGAGCCATCAACTTCCTCCGCTGCTACAATATTTTCTGTTTCTGGTTTAGGTTCTGGCGGAGCTTTCGGAGCGGGCTTTTTCTTCTTCGCCTTCTTCGGTTTCTCCGCGGGCTTCGGAACTTCCTCTTCAATAAATTTAAAAGCTGACATTGACCGTAAATTTGAAATACCTCTTACAAGAGAACCAGCAACATCTTTATTTCTCCGCATTATCTGCACCAGGCGGTGAAATTGTTCCAGACCTTCCATTGAACCCAAGGACGCTGTCCTCTCTGTCTGGAGTTGCCTGTTTCCTTCACGGTATAATCCTTCGTATTTTATTAAAAAAGATTTCAGTCTTTTCTCTAAATCAGAACCTTCTTTTTGGATTTCTGTCATTAAATTATTCAGATCAGCCATCTTTGAGCGACCTTTCTCGCCATCATAAGGCGCTTTACTTGCCGGCTCACCTCTGACCTGAACGTCTCATCACCGGGATTCCGGTGAAAATACCCTTTACTTACTAATATTTCTTTTAACTCATCCAGCTTCCCCGGACTTAATCTTACTCCTCTGCACTGCTCAGCTATTGATCGTAAATAACCGTCCATGTCCGGAGCTCCCGGACTAAAAGGATTGGGGGCCTCATCATACCTATTCTCATAATAATAGGGTATTGATTGTTCAGGATCTTTCAGATCACCTGGCATGGTTATTGACCTTCTGGTTTAGGTTGCTCTTGTTGCTGAGTTTCTTTAGCGTTTTGTACATAGATATCTAATGAAAATCGAGCCTTCTGATATCTCAATTCCTTGACTCTTTCAGTTGCTTTTGATTCCTCTAGTTCAGCAAGGGTTATTTTTTCATCAAAAGACAACAATTCACGTTGAAACTCCATCTGATTCATATAACTTCTCCTATCTGTTATGTATTATTTAGATATTTTTGTTTATCATTAAGGTATATGTATTAATAGATAATTAAATTTTACTGTATGTTATTCAGTTGTCTTCCCATCAAAGTGTTCCTCTTCATCCTCCATTGCTTTTTCTTTTGTTTCATGTGTCACACCATCTTCATGCTGAGGAGGACTATATATTGAGTAAATTTTCATTTCCCCTTTACCAGTATTCATTAAATTATGCTTTGATCCTGCTGGAACAATAAGAGAGACACCATCAGACAAGGAATGTTTATTACCGTTTATTATTGCTTCTCCAGTTCCTTTTTCTATCCGAAAGAACTGATCCACTTTATGCACTTCATCACCTATATCCTCATTAGGTCTTAAACTCATCAATACCAATTGCATATTTTTTCCGGTATATAAGACTTTTCTGAAATTAGCATTACTGATAGTATTTTTTTCTATATTAACAGAAAATCCTTTGGCATCAGAAGCCTCTTTATCCTGCTCTGACTTAAGTTGCACGTACTTCGTAGCTAAGTGATAAAAAGCTTTCTCCAGATCATGCACATTATATTCCTTCTCTTTAGCAAAAGCATGGACCTGAATATCCGAGGGATTCGGATTTTTTTTTAAGAATACAAAAACTTCTTCGTCTATCTTTTTTATTGCTTCTAAATATGCTCCCGCTGTTTTTCTTATTATCCAAGCAGTTTTAACATAAAGCATATAAAATCTTCCTTAATCCATAAAAATGAATTGTGTTATCTCAGATGGCGTATAGTTTACTGTTAATGTCGCCGCATCCACTGATAAATACCAGTTCAATGCATTCCAACTTGCTGCGATGATTAGACCCCAGTTATCGGCAGAATTATCCAACCAGCTCTGTACATATGTTACAAATCCTCCCGTTGTTGTAAAAGTATATGATCCTGTCGCACCGACAGTCACAGTTTGTAATGAATTACTCCATGCCGTGTTAGCAAAATCATTATAAACCGGTGGACTGCTCCATGATCCTGGTGTAGTTTTATCCTGTTCGTATAAATATGCTGTCGTAGTGAAGACTGATTGACCACCGGCATTATTACATGTTATTTGTAGAGAGACTGATGTCACAGTACCAGAAATACTTGAAACATCAAAACTTAAAAGAGTCTCATCATTGTATCCAAACTGCGCTCCTCTTTGATATTCTCCAAACCGACCGGTATTATTTGCATGCCCTACTGTTGAGAAATTATCTATCTCAAGCCATACCCTTGGATTTGGTGAAGAAAACTGTGCTGTTGCCATTACCAACAAGCCTTTCCAGAAGTATCACAACAACTACATACCGGAGAATTTGCTGGCAAGTTTAATTTTACATCGGCTATAGCAAAATTATGTAATTCACAGTTTCCCCATAATGCTGTTGAATCAGGTGTATCCAATAAATCAATTTCTTCGTCCTCTAACGAAAAATCTACCCATGTTATTCCAAAGGACTGGCTTGTACTATCTGCTCGAGGTGTTATTATATAATCTTTTATTGCATCAATAATTGTTGTTGGCGGATTATCATAGCCCCCCCACCAATCCTTATCATTTCTGGTCTCCCCACCATCGCCCCAAATAGAATTATAACCTATTTGAAAAATACACGTATGATCTGGAAAGGTATCACAGAAAGTTTTGAACATTGGTATCATGAAATCACCGGTGGTAGTAGAATCACCTAATTCTATAAAACCCTGATCATCACAATTTACCCAGATATCTTCGTCAAAAGCAGGCGTGGGAGGTGGGTGAATTTCAGGTTTTGGGTGTCTCGTTATTAATTTATAATTTTCATCATAGCCTTGAATCGTAGATAGCCATGATTCTGCTGTCGCCTTAGGTAATTGTACAGAATAATTACCTCCACTATCTACGTTCCACCATTCCAAATCTATCAATATTCCTTTTACACAGGAGTGATCACCGTATTGATTTAATGCTACTTCTATACATTCGGTTGGATCTGCTTCACCAAGTTCCAACGCCAGATAAATATCAATATCACCGTCTGAGTCAAATTGTGTGAATAAGCTTGAATGTATATCTGATCCAGTAAATGTAATATTGACATCAGTAGTATCGCCAGGATCAATAAAACCGAATTGGCAATCATTACCGATAATATGAGAGATATTCCATAGTCCAACTTTATCCGCACGTCCTGTACGCCAGTGCATGCCCCAAAAACCATTGGTCCAGTCTTCGTGTGTCGCTTCATCGCTTGCTAATCCATACGCTCCTTCCCGGACCCCAGCCGTAATGGGATAGGGCACGGATGAACAATCACAGATAACAGAGGTATAATCAGTCGTATCGCAGCCACAGAACAGGCATTGAGTATTATCTGATCTATACATATAATTTGGATTATTTATCCCCCATAGACCGTAATTGGATGTCACATCTTTATCTGAAGTAACGTTAGTTAACTGCAGTGGATTGATCAGAGATACATGGTCACCAGTCCAGCCATCAAAGACATGTGTACCATCAGCAGTAGCAGTTATACTTGTGCTATCTCCTCCAGGGCTCACAGATTGAGTTGCATCAGCACCGGTCAGGGTACCGTTAGCACCACAATGAAATGTTACTGTGTAAGTTGTACCTGGGTATGGGTCTTCACCACCCCAAGTTACCAGGTCATCAGTTTCTGAATAAAATTCCGCTTTAACCCATGCAGCGTTTCTAACAGAATTTGAAATTGTTACTTCATCAATGATACCATCAAAATAAGATCCTAAATTACGGCTCGCAATATAAGTAGATCCTGTAATACCTAATCCCGTCCCAAGGCCTGTGCTATTTGTATCAACAGAATTTACATATAACTTATGGGCAGTACCTCCATCAAATGTCCATACCCAATGAGTCCAAGTAGATTGACTAACTTCACCTCCTACATTCGAAGCCTCTTCCGCAGGAGCCTCACCCGTTCCTACAATACCCTGTAACTCTGGATTATCGGAGGTCCCTGTAATCCAAACAACTAAAAAGGAACGAGTAGTATTATCATCCGGCCCGAATGTTAATGCTCTTTGGTATTGTGCAACTCCTGATTGCGGGTTAATCCACATTTTTACAGTAAAAGCACCTTGATTATACCCAGAACCATCTAAATCAATAGCCTCCGAATCTCCAGTATTGAACTCAATAGCATTACCTATCTGTCCTGTTGACTCCAGAGTAGGGCTATTAAGATCAGTTCCATTATCATTCCCGATTGAATCTTTGATAGCACCTGAACCACCAGATGTCTCATTTAAATGCCACACGCTACCAAAATTACTATCCCAGACATTGGTAACAGGTGTAGAACCTTTTGTATCACCTATATATGTAGTATTGTCGTCTTTCGAGGAATCATAATAGAAGTACAGACTTGTACTTGAACCGCTTGTAAGTATTAAATCGGATTTTGAAACCCATAATACCGCGGTTTCACCCGAATCATCCCACTCTTCTATTTCTGCATAAAGTTGAGTAACTCCATCTGTTTTAGTGATAGCTATCTTTTTACTATCAGAACCCAGCTCATCAAAAATACTTGTTACATTATCGTTACCTATCCCGACAGAACTACCAAGCGTTAAAAGAGCGGGGAAATGGGTTAAGTTACTATCAATATTTGTATTTGAAACTGTTATTTCTCTTCTATATTTCCAATCTGATAACCATTCTGTAACTGGTTGTGTTAATTCTCCAGATGCATTAATTGTTATAGTTGCAGTACCGCTCATTTCACCAGAGGGTACTTCAGCGTAACCCATCCGGAAAGCGCCATAGCGTCTTGATGAAGGACCTGTATCAGGGCTTGTTGGAAATGTCGGATAACTTATTCCACTCGCATAATGTGAATCACCACTCGGCGCACCAGGATCTCTCCTTCTCCAATCAGCGCTCGGCATCTTACTCATTATCATACCCATATGATAAGTAACACCATTTGATATCGATAAATCAGAAATATCAACATCAAACCACTGATCAGCGGCATTGATTAAAATTGGAGCAGATTCCTGTAATGGAGTGCCTGTAGGAGCACCTGCACTATCCGCATAAACAGCTAACTTAGCATAAAGGTCTGCCCCGGGATCAGCAAAAGAATATATCCCTAATCTATTACAGGTATAACCTGATGGCGCAACGAATGCACCACAGAAACAATAACCCTCATAGGTATCTGTGTCTTCATACTCGCCGAGAGTAGCTTGATCTGTACTAATCCAGGTATCTGCCATAAATTATTATCCTTTACGTACAATCAGCATTAAGTTTTCCAGCTGCAAACGAAGGAACAATCCCATTATTTATAGCCGTTGGGGTATTTAATTGACCTCTTAACAATAGATGCCCTACTCCAGTGGGATGAGTCCCTACACCAAAATAAGTTGCCGTGTTATCTCCACCTGTAGCTTCCGGAAAATTAACGATATCACTATTGGCTACATTAGAGCCAGATACAGAAAAGCCGTCTGTACGGGAAACAGATGTTCTCGTATAGCTTGTATAATTACATTCACTCGTAGTCTGATTACCTGTTTCCCCAGGATCCGCTGTATGTATTGAAATACTATAAGTTCCGTCAACAGCAGATGGTTGCAAACCAGCCTCATTACCAATATCTGCCCAGGCATTATTTTCAAACAATAATTTTAACAAATTTGTTTCGGCTTCGTTAGTTAAAGACATTTATTTCTCTCCTTATTATCTATCAAAATTGACTTGTACCCCAATTTGAGTGGGAGTACCAGTTGTATCAATTATCATCATTTCAAGTTTTGAACCAGATGTATAATCCGTGTTTTGCACAGCTCCACCATCCACCCAGACATTATCCGCTGTTAAAGATAAATCTATTTCAAGATGGTCATTTGTTGCGGCAGCACGGGCATTAATTCTAGCACCGTCCCCCCCAACCCTATAACCGAGTACATGAGTTACAGTTACATCATATGGGGCATACCAGGCAATAATATTATGTGTCGCGTCCGCGATACCAAGACTGTTATAGAATGTTCCGGTTTTTGAAAAACTCGATACCCCGGTGTCTCCCTGGATACCCGCAACACCTGTCTCTCCGGCTACTCCCGCTACCCCTGTCTCTCCTGCTACTCCCGCTACCCCTGTCTCTCCCTGGTCACCCTGGACTCCGGTCTCTCCGGCTACACCTGCTACCCCTGTCTCTCCTGCTACTCCCGCGACTCCTGTCTCTCCCTGGTCACCCTGGGTTCCTTGAACACCGGTTTCACCTGCGACCCCTTGGACTCCTGTCTCTCCCTGAGTGCCCTGAACTCCGGTTTCACCTGCAACCCCTTGGACTCCTGTCTCTCCCTGAATACCGGCTCCGGTTTGGCCTTGAATTCCTGCTACTCCAGTCTCTCCTTGGTCACCCTGAGTACCTGCGACTCCTGTCTCTCCTGCTACACCAGTTTCTCCCTGGATTCCCTGAACTCCTGTCTGGCCCTGTGTGCCCTGAACTCCTGTCTCTCCCTGAATTCCTGCTCCGGTAGTTCCCTGAATACCTGCGACTCCTGTCTCTCCGGCTACTCCCGCTACTCCTGTCTCTCCCTGATCACCTTGAGTCCCTTGAACGCCAGTCTCGCCCTGGATACCCTCTACACCGGTCTCTCCCTGATCACCTTGAACTCCTGCGACACCGGTTTCTCCTTGGTCTCCCTGCGTACCTTGAACCCCGGTGTCTCCTTGAATACCGGCTACTCCTGTCTGACCTTGAATACCCGCGACTCCTGTCTCACCGGCAATTCCCTGAACACCGGTTTCACCGGTGACTCCTTGGACTCCTGTCTCGCCCTGAATACCAGCACCGGTTTGACCCTGTGTTCCCTGAATACCTGTTTCACCTTGGTCACCCTGGGTTCCTTGAACACCTGTTTCACCAGCGACTCCCTGGACTCCTGTCTCTCCCTGTATTCCTGCTCCAGTAGTTCCCTGAATACCCGCGACTCCTGTCTCTCCGGCAATTCCCTGAACTCCGGTCTCTCCGGCTACTCCCGCTACTCCTGTCTCTCCGGCAACACCCGCGACTCCTGTCTCGCCTATCCCAGCTACCCCTGTCTCTCCTGCGACACCCGCGACTCCTGTCTCGCCTGCTACACCAGCTCCGGTAGTTCCCTGAATACCCGCGATACCCGTCTCTCCTGCGACTCCTGCTACCCCTGTCTCTCCCTGAATACCCGCGATACCCGTCTCACCGGCAATTCCTGCTACCCCTGTCTCTCCTGCGACTCCTGCTACGCCTGTGACACCCTGGATACCAGTAAAGCTGTAGCGCTGATCCGCATCTTCTATTTCTAAACCCGTAGCTATATCTACAAGTCCTCTAATAGGTGCCATAATTAATTCCTTTTAATTTCAATTTCTCATTTTAAGAGATTATTAAAAAACTATTCTAAATTAACAAATACATTCTTATCAATACAATAAACGGTATTTCCGACAGACATTACCGGTCTATCACTTAAGTCAGAACTTTCTGTAAGTGCCATTGAGGCAACGGTATTCGTTCCTACCAACCCCATATCTCTGCCGAGTGCATTGTTCGTAGCTGGTCTTGATGTATCAGAATCTCCGTAAACTGCTAACCATGCAATCTTACCCTTAAATTCATTTGGTGGTGCGGATATGTTTGTTACATTAATCATACCCGCGTTATAAGTTGTTGAGGGTATCGTCCCTGAAGTATTTAATGATTTTTGAACTCCATTAAAAAATATTTTTAATTTATCTGCACTAGTTACACCATTTCCATCATAAATAACAAGAAGATGTCCCCAAGTATCTGAAGTATAATCATTGCTATAGTTATTCCAAGAAGTTTCAGACACTAAAATATTTGCTAGATATACAGTTATATCATCACGAGTAAAATTGATATAAGTGTGTTGATCAGAATCTTTATAAACATAAAACACATTTTCAACAACTTCCTGTGGGATAGTGCTCAAATTAAACCAAAATTCTAACGAAAAAGAAGCAGAATCATCAAAGGCCGCAGGGACCCCATTAAATGGAACAGTATCATTATCACCATCAAATCTTATATAACCATCCCCAGAATTATAAACATACCCATAACCTGAAGCAAAATTCTTTAAACTAACAATTTGAAAAGCCCCACTAGGATATGTTGGAAAGTTACCAGTAGTTTGATTACTCGTTCCGTTTCCCTTTGACCATGGACTCGGAGCCACAGCAAATTGACAGTTTGTATTATCCCACACAATCTATCCCTTCTTTACTCTAACTTGAATATAGCCCAATTTCTGTATTCCGCTATACACTTCCCACGAAGGAGGGTAGCCGACATCGCCCTTACTAAAAGAACTCGTACTCCCTCTAATCCACAATCATTCGTATCTAACTCATTTGTAGTTCTCTACATTCCAAGTTTTAGTCCAAATATGCGAACAGCCACACAGCACCGCTAAAACGCTGTATTTTTTATTAATTGCCGTTATACAATTCCTTTTTTTTATCTTTGATATTAAGACCAATCTTTAACGACTACATAACGTATCCAAGTATCTGTATCTACACAATCATATACATATCCACTGGAATCCTCATAATACTTTTGTCCTTTCGTACCGGTTGTATCGGGTAATGGGGAATAATCAACATATTGTTCTAAAGGAGTATAGCCATTATCCTCAATTCTAAACCCTGTCGTTCCATCAAACACGGCAAAATTTAAATCTGTAGAATCAGCTCCTGAATAATTATAAACAATACTGGTACTATCAGAACCTATCCCCGTTTCACCCTGAGAACCTGTCTCGCCCTGAACCCCGGTAACTCCTTGGATCCCAGCTCCTGTCTCTCCTGCTACTCCAGCGATACCCGTCTCACCAGCTACTCCAGCGACACCTGTCTCTCCGGCTACACCCGCGACTCCTGTCTCTCCCTGAATTCCTGCTCCAGTAGTTCCCTGAATACCCGCGACTCCTGTCTCACCGGCAATTCCCTGAACTCCTGTCTCTCCGGCTACTCCCGCTACTCCTGTCTCTCCTTGGATACCGGCGACTCCTGTTTCACCTTGGTCACCCTGGGTTCCTTGAACACCGGTTTCACCAGCGACTCCTGCTACTCCTGCTATTCCAGTCTCTCCTTGAATACCAGCACCTGTTTCACCGGCGACACCCTCTACACCTGTCTCTCCCTGGGTTCCTTGAACACCGGTTTCACCGGCAACTCCTTGGACTCCTGTCTCTCCTGCTACACCCGCGACTCCTGTTTCACCCTGGTCACCTTGAACACCTGTGACTCCCTGGATACCCGCGACTCCTGTCTCTCCTGCTACACCCGCTACCCCTGTCTCTCCGGCGACTCCTGCTACTCCTGTCTCTCCGGCAATTCCTGCGACACCCGTCTGACCCTGGACTCCCTGGATTCCGGTCTCTCCCTGAACACCGGTTTCTCCCTGAACACCTTCAATTCTTAGAGGGGTATGGAGATGAGTATAGTTCGTCTGGCCTTCATAATACAGAGAGACAACCTTGCTGGCTCCTGTAGTATTAGCTGAATATTTGATTACTAATCGATCAGTATCATTTCCTGTGATGTCCGTGGTTATTTTAGTCGTTGGATACAAAACAGGAGAGGCTCCATTAATCTCAGTAGTCGTGGAATCAAACAAAAATGATTCCGTGCCGTCTGTATCTCTACGATATGCAGTTGCTATTACCCGCGAATCACCGGCATCAGAACTTACTGAAGCATATGTTTTTAAAAGCCATTCTCCCGCTGACCAAATTCCTTCTGCGGGATAAGTAGAAAGTGTAACAAAAGGGGCAATTTCGACATTACCTCCGCCACCGATCACAGTCGCATCTGCTTTGACCTCGGCTCCTTCGTGGACTGTTACACGCAGATCTTTATATCCGCCGATATCTGAGGCTTCGTCATGAAGATATAAAAGGGCTCCAGCAACCTCACCATGCTCCCCTTGGACACCCGTTTCACCGGTCTCTCCTTGAGTACCCTGAACACCAGTATCCCCCTGAACTCCTGTCTCTCCCTGAATTCCTGCTATACCAGTTTCACCTTGGGTTCCCTGGACTCCCGTTTCTCCCTGGATTCCTTGAATACCAGTCTCTCCCTGGTCACCCTGAATTCCTTGAACACCGGTCTCACCCTGATCCCCCTGAGTGCCCTGTACTCCTGTCTCTCCTGCTACTCCGGCTATTCCTGTCTCGCCCTGGATACCCGCTATACCTGTCTCTCCTTGGTCACCCTGAATTCCTTGAACACCTGTCTCGCCCTGCTCTCCCTGTGTTCCCTGAACACCCGTTTCTCCCTGAATACCCCCGACTCCTGTTTCTCCCTGCTCACCAGTTGAACCGTCAGCACCTGTTTCACCGGCGACACCCTCTACACCTGTCTCTCCCTGGATACCAGCTCCGGTTTCACCTGCTACACCCTCTACACCTGTCTCTCCCTGGATACCAGCTCCGGTTTCACCTGCTACACCCTCTACACCTGTTTCTCCCTGAATCCCTGCTACACCTGTCTCTCCTTGAATCCCAGCACCAGTTTCTCCCTGAACACCAGTCTCTCCTGTAATACCTTGAGCTCCGGTAGTACCAAAAGCTCCGGCACCTGTAACTCCCTGAACTCCTGTCTCTCCCTGAATTCCTGCTCCGGTTTCACCGGCGACACCCTCTACACCGGTTTCACCCTGAATACCGGCTCCTGTTTGGCCTTGGATCCCTTGGATTCCTGTTTCACCAGCAACACCAATTATACCCGTTTCACCCTGATCTCCTGTATCACCCTGTGTTCCCTGGATTCCTGTCTCTCCCTGGATACCTGCGATACCAGTGACTCCCTGGATACCCTGTGTGCCCTGAATACCAGTAACTCCTTGCGTGCCCTGTGTACCCTGGACTCCTGTCTCTCCCTGAATTCCAGCACCCGTTTGACCCTGTATTCCCTCTACCCCTGTCTCTCCCTGGTCACCTTGATCACCTTGAACTCCTGTTTCTCCCTGATCACCCTGAACTCCCTGAACACCAGTTTCTCCCTGGACTCCTGTCTCTCCTGCTACACCCGCTACTCCTGTCTCTCCCTGGTCACCTTGAACACCTGTGACTCCCTGGATACCCGCGACTCCTGTCTCTCCTGCTACACCCGCTACCCCTGTCTCTCCGGCGACTCCTGCTACTCCTGTCTCTCCGGCAATTCCTGCGACACCCGTCTGACCCTGGACTCCCTGAACTCCGGTCTCACCCTGGACACCCGTTTCTCCCTGAACACCTTCAATTCTTAGAGGGGTATGGAGATGGGTATAGTTCGTCTGGCCTTCATAATACAGAGAGACAACCTTACTGGCTCCTGTAGTATTAGCTGAATATTTGATTACTAATCGATCACTGTCATTACCGGTTAAATCCGAAGTTACTTTGGTCGTCGGATACAAAACGGGAGAGAACCCACTGATCTCAGTAGTCGTGGAATCAAACAAAAATGATTCAGTGCCGTCCGTATCCCTTCGGTAAGCAGTTGCTATTACCCGCGAATCACCGGCATCTGAGCTCACGCTCGCATATGTTTTTAAAAGCCATTCTCCATATGGCCAGATCCCTTCCCCGGGATAAGTAGAGAGTGTAACAAAAGGGGCAATTTCGACATTACCTCCGCCACCGATCACAGTCGCATCTGCTTTGACCTCGGCTCCTTCGTGGACTGTTACACGCAGATCTTTATATCCACCTATATCTGAAGCTTCGTTATGAAGATATAGAAGAGCTCCAGCAACCTCACCATGCTCCCCTTGGACACCCGTTTCACCCTGGACTCCTGTTTCTCCCTGGACCCCAATATCTCCCTGGACCCCAGTATCTCCTTGCACTCCTGTCTCGCCCTGGACACCCTGCACACCCGTTTCACCTTGGGTTCCCATGGCTCCTGTGTCGCCCTGTGTCCCCTGAACCCCAGTGTCTCCCTGAATCCCCTGTACACCCGTGTCACCCTGAGTACCTTGAACACCAGTCACACCCTGGATGCCTTGCACGCCAGTGACTCCCTGAATACCTTGGATACCTGTTTCACCTGCTACACCTGCTACACCTGTCTCTCCCTGGATACCCTGGACTCCTGTTTCTCCTTGAATACCCGCACCCGTCTGACCCTGGACTCCCTGAACACCGGTCTCTCCCTGATCACCTTGAGTTCCCTGTACTCCTGTCTCTCCCTGGTCACCCTGGGTACCTTGAATTCCTGTCTCTCCTGCTACTCCAGCGACACCCGTTTCTCCCTGGATACCTGTATCACCGCCACCCATGGCACCAGTTTCACCTTGGATTCCGGTTTCTCCCTGAGTACCAGCACCAGTAGTTCCCTGAATACCCGCAACTCCTGTCTCTCCCTGGATACCAGCACCCGTCTGACCCTGAATGCCTTGAACACCGGTCTCTCCTTGAACTCCTGTTGTACCGAAAGTTCCAACACCGGTAATTCCCTGGACTCCTGTCTCTCCCTGTATCCCAGCACCCGTCTGACCCTGTATCCCTGTCTCTCCCTGTGTTCCCTGGACACCCGTCTCTCCCTGCTCGCCGGTTGAACCGTCAGCACCAGTCTGTCCCTGGACTCCTGTCTCTCCCTGTATCCCAGCACCCGTCTGACCCTGTATCCCCTGAACACCCGTTTCTCCCTGAACACCGGTTGTACCAAAAGTTCCAGCACCAGTAACTCCTTGAACTCCTGTCTCTCCTTGGATACCAGCACCCGTCTGACCCTGGATACCTGCTACTCCTGTCTCTCCCTGGATACCAGCACCCGTCTGACCCTGTATCCCCTGAACACCCGTTTCTCCCTGAACACCGGTTGTACCAAAAGTTCCAGCACCAGTAATTCCTTGAACTCCGGTCTCGCCCTGGATACCAGCACCCGTCTGACCCTGGACACCTGCTACTCCTGTCTCTCCCTGGATACCTGCCCCAGTAGTTCCTTGAACTCCAGCTATGCCTGTTTCACCGGCCACACCTGCTACGCCTGTTTCACCCTGAATACCAGCTCCTGTCTCTCCCTGAGTTCCCTGAACTCCTGTCTCTCCCTGAATTCCAGCTCCGGTATCACCCTGGGTCCCCTGAATACCCGTCCCGCCCTGAATGCCCTGGACACCCGTTTCTCCCTGGACTCCCGTTGTACCAAAAGTTCCGGCACCAGTAACTCCCTGGACACCCGTTTCTCCCTGGATACCCGTTGTACCAAAAGTTCCGGCACCAGTAACTCCCTGGACACCCGTTTCTCCCTGGATACCCGTGATTCCACTAAGTTTATCTGTAATGTGTCTTATATCTGCATTATAAGCGGCTTCTATTATACCCCCAGGAAGATTAACATAAACTTCACTTGATATAGGTAAACCATAACTAAGATTTGTAGTATCCTCTGTCAAAAGAGCAAATGTTTGATTCTGAGGTTTATCAACTTCACTACCATCTTCATCCCACAAAATAGTAGCAGATAAATGAATACCATCAGCAGCCGAAATAGAAGTGATTTGATATCTATGTGCAACACCAGGAATAGGAACTAAAGAAATAGAATCTATAGAAGAAATAAACATTACATAGCCAGAATCAATACTTAATGAACCCTCGCCAAGAGCGTCGGCTTGATTATTAAACGTAGCATCAGAAAAAGTATATTCACCTGGAGTCGCAGTGGCATTATACAGTTCTACATATAATGAACCGTTAATTATTCTAGCCATTTTATTTCCAAACCATTAAAATTGGAGTATAATAAATCTTGATAGCGACCCTAAATTACCAAATCTAAATGTTGTATAAGAACCGCCGATATTTGTGGCTATAGTAGCTGCTATGGCAGCTAATGAATTAGAATCTGTTCTAACATTAAAATCAGGGATATAGCAATCCGCAAGACTTGTATTATCCCCTGCACCATTAAGAGAACTTGCCGGAACTACCAAGTCATAAGTTGTACCCGCTCTCGGTCCAGTACGAACCCTCATAGATAAAAGCTGCACATCGGCATGATCTCCTATAGGAGCACTTAAAGTTCCACCTGTTTTAGGCATGCCGGTATGACTAAAAGAAAAACCTAATAAATAGGTCGCCGATGAGCCTGATGTTGCTCCTGAATCTACAGTAGTTACTGTAAAATCATTTGCATTATATGATGTTATAAGCGTGGACTGATATTCAACATTAGAATTTCTGACAATAATTCTATTTCCTGTAACATGGCCATGTCCTGCTCGAGTAATTGTTAAACTTGTACTGGCTCTTGTCCAGGGCACTAATAAATAAGTAGCTGAGCTTGAAACAATCCATACTTCTTCACCACCTCCGTCTGCAACTTCGTATCTATTTATATTATTAGGGTCTATTTGAATAAACGATCCTATACCAGTGTCTCCTTGAACTCCTGTCTCTCCTGCTACACCCGCTCCTGTCTCACCCTGGATACCCGTGACTCCTTGAATACCCGTCTGACCCTGAATTCCTGTCTCTCCCTGGATACCAGCACCCGTCTGACCCTGAGAACCTGTCTCTCCCTGTGTACCCTGAACTCCTGTCTCTCCCTGATTACCCTGGATACCCTGATTACCCTGGACTCCGGTCTCCCCCGCTATACCTGCTATACCTGTGTCTCCCTGAACACCCGTCTGACCCTGACTTCCGGTCTCTCCCTGAATACCCGCAACTCCTGTCTCTCCTGCTACACCCGCGACTCCTGTCTCGCCCTGAACTCCTGTCTCGCCCGTCTGACCCTGAACTCCTGTCTCGCCCTGTGCTCCCTGAACTCCTGTATCGCCCTGTGCTCCCTGAACTCCTGTCTCTCCTTGAATCCCAGCTCCTGTTACTCCCTGTGTTCCCTGAATTCCTGTTTCTCCCTGGATACCAGCACCAGTCTGACCCTGGACTCCTGTCTCTCCCTGTGTTCCCTGAACTCCTGTCTCTCCCTGGATACCGACTCCAGTTTCTCCCGTGACTCCTTGAATACCCGTCTGACCCTGAATTCCTGTCTCTCCCTGGATACCAGCACCCGTCTGACCCTGAGAACCTGTCTCTCCCTGTGTACCCTGAACTCCTGTCTCTCCCTGGATACCAGCACCAGTCTGACCCTGAGAACCTGTCTCTCCCTGTGTACCCTGAACTCCTGTCTCGCCCTGGATACCAGCACCAGTCTGACCCTGAGAACCAGTCTCTCCCTGAGTCCCCTGAACTCCTGTCTCGCCCTGGATACCAGCACCCGTCTGACCCTGAGAACCAGTCTCTCCTTGTGTTCCCTGAACTCCGGTCTCCCCCTGGATACCAGCACCCGTCTGACCCTGTACTCCTGTCTCTCCCTGAGTCCCCTGAACTCCTGTCTCTCCTGCTACTCCTGTCTCTCCCTGAACTCCCTGGACTCCGGTCTCCCCCGCTACACCTATACCTGTGTCTCCCTGAACTCCTGTCTCTCCGGCTACTCCCGCTCCTGTGTCTCCCTGAACTCCTGTCTCGCCCTGATTACCCTGGATACCCTGAACTCCCTGGACTCCGGTCTCCCCCGCTACACCTGCTACACCTGTGTCTCCCTGAACTCCTGTCTCTCCTGCTACTCCTGTCTCTCCCTGCGGTCCAGAAATCTCAAAAATCAAAATAAGATTATCATTAAGACTAAAAACAGAACCTCCACTTACAATAAAAGAAACTTCAAAACGAAACCATCCTGTTCTATCAACAACAGCATCTATTTTAAAAATTTGAAATTGTTTGGGATTTTCCTGACGCTGGACACGAATAACATCACTATTTTTTAAAGTGATATAAAGTGAACTATAATCTATAGAGTTTTTATCCTCATCATCTACATATAATTCAGCAGCATTTGTCTGACCAACAGTACTCCATTTTAATTTCCCTGTCCCTGGATCTGTATCCGATTGACTATTTGTTAAAGCATTATACATAAAACCGACAAACTGAGAGCCCTCTATTCCAGTTTCACCCTCTATACCGGTCTCTCCCTGTACACCTGTCTGGCCTTGGATCCCTTGGATACCCGTAACACCTTGAAGACCTGCACCTGTGTCTCCCTGTGTACCCTCAACTCCTGTTACTCCCTGTGAGCCTTGGGTCCCCGTGACACCAGCTACACCTGCTATACCTGTGTCTCCCTGTATACCTTCAACTCCTGTTTCACCTTGATTACCCTGGGTTCCCTGGATTCCTGTTTCTCCCTGAACCCCGGTGACACCCTGGATACCTTGGACCCCTGTAGTTCCTTGGATACCTTGAATTCCCTGGACTCCGGTCTCCCCCTGGTCTCCTCTTGGACCTTGAGGACCAATATCACCTTGGACACCCGTTTCACCTATCTCACCCTGTACTCCTGTCTCTCCCTGATCTCCCTGAACTCCTGTCTCGCCCTGAATACCAGTACCGGTCTCACCCTGAACTCCTGTCTCGCCCTGTGTTCCCTGGACACCCGTTTCGCCCTGGATACCAGTACCGGTCTCACCCTGAACTCCTGTCTCGCCCTGTGTTCCCTGAACTCCTGTCTCGCCCTGGATACCAGCACCCGTCTGACCCTGTACTCCTGTCTCTCCCTGTGTTCCCTGGACACCCGTCTC